AATTTGCTTTGCATGCGCTAAAAGCAAATCGCCTTGAATGACGTTGGTAATTCCTAGTTTAGGAAGATGAGCCAAACATGCTTTTAGCTTTTCTGCTAGGTCGCCTGAAGTGTCTGCATCGATTTCTGCGTTTGTTTTGTATAGTTTTGGATTCTTATTGAAGATGCCCTTCTTTGCAACGAAAAACTTTCCGTCTGAAGGGTCTTTTCCAGCAAAAACTGCTGGTGCGCCATCCCATTTTACTGTGATAGACACTTTCTTTTCAGAATGACCGGCTAGCATATCTCGGACTGCTCTGAGATAATTGATTGTAGCCCGAGTTCCAGCGACTCCACCATTGAGAACATTGTCTTCTGCATGTTCCATGTGAAGATTTTTTTGCTCTGTAATGTATTCTTTGAATTTCATGTGCATAAAAGCGAAAAAGCCTGTTAGATAACAGGCTTATTTATAAGTTTTGATTTATTACCTTCGCATTGATGCCTGATCTTTTGCATCATCGGTGCTGAAAATAGGAACTGCATTAGATTTGTGCAGAGTTCCGATGCCGATCATAGCACTTCCTGTATAAACTTTGCCTTGAATAGGCTTGGTTGCTACACCCATATGACTATTCAAACTAGGAATTTTAGGTGTTTCACGAACGAAAGACTTAGCAGGTTTCCATGCTTCAACTTTAGTATTGACTGACTTTTTTGGAGTATATTTTGAGAGTAGTTGTTCCCAGGATGTGCGAAGTTCTCGCTCTTTCGCTGTAGTGTTCTTACGCTTCTTAGACTTCTGGTAAGTGTGAATAATCATGGCAAACTCCTAGACAGATACTACAAGTATAGCATAGAATGTTTGCCATGTCAAGTCAAACCTTGAAGTTTTTGAAGTTTCTTTCCGCTTTCATTCGATTGCCAAACCCAGACTTATCGAACATTGGCTTATCTTCTTCTTTTGCCACCTGACCACTATCATGAATGTGTGCTTGTGCTGAAGACTCAACATCATAGAGTTTCATTTTAGCACGGTCAACACCAACAACAAATCGCTTGTTAGTATCTGGACTGCTATATCGATTCTTCAATTGCTTGACTAGAATCTGATTCAAGTCAGATAGTTCCTCTGTCGCAATCAAAGCAAACATGAAGTCTGCGGTTGCTGGAAGACCAAACGATTCTGAAGTGTCGGTAATTTCAACATCAGAGTTTGAGTAGCCGCCTCTAGTTGTCTGTGTAGCAGAAATGATTGGCACTCTAAACTCAACTGCAAGACCACGCAATTCTTCTGCAATTGCTTTGATGTATGTGTAAGAGTTGATACTTGCACCCATCTTCATTCTTGCGCTGGCGCAGATATTCAGATAGTCGATATAGATTACATCAGGGTTGAATTGTCGCTTCAGTCTGAGTTCATTCAGCAAGTGCTTGAAGTGACCAACGTTAGCAGATGCGGTTGGATACTCTTTGATGATGAGTTTACCCATTGTCTTTTCACGAACCTTTTCAATCTTCTTCATGTAAGATTCTTTAGGCATTGCAATGAGTTTGTCCAAATCAATGTTCATCAAGTTCGCATCGATTCGTTCAGCAATTCTTTCCTCTGCCATTTCGAGGGTGATGTACAAAACATTCTTACCCATCATCAAATGCGATGCGGCACAGTGACACATGAACAATGACTTACCAACACCAGTGCCAGCAAGAATGATGTTCAATGTTTTTTCAGGCAGACCACCTTTGGTGATTTTGTTGAAGTAGTCTAGGTCGAAAGGTAGACGCTTTTCGACCTTATGATAGAATTCGTATCGATTTTCGGCGTCACCAATAAAATCATGACCAACGTGATTATCAAAAGAAATAGCAAGCGCATCGGATAGTATAGTCGGAATCGACCCTTTGTCTAGTTTTGTATTCTTACCGTCAAGGATAGTGATAGACTCCATGATTGCATTGTACACCGCTTTCTCTTGACAGAATTTTTCGGTGTGATCCAACAACCATTCGGAATCACTCTTAGTAAACTCCGACTGCTTGATTTCATTCAATGCTATTAGAGTTTTCTTGTACTCACTATCGTTTAGTCCATCTTTCTTTTCAAGATCAATCTCTACCGCTTCATATGTCGGTAGAGAGTTGTACTTGTGAATGTATGTTGTAATTTCATCAAACAAATGTTTTTCAGAAACATCAGAGAAGTACTCAGACTTCAGGAATGGAAGAATCTTTCTTGCGTAGTCTTCATCATTCAGTAGGTGTTTCAGAATCTTCTTTTCTATGCTCATTCAGATACCTTTTCTCCGCTTCAAGTAGCGCACTATACAGTATATCATTCAAAACCTCTCCAAGCAAGACTTCGAACTGCTCTTTTACCTCTGGAGATTTTTCTATTTCATCATTGTTATGAATGGCATAATCGAATGAAATGGTTGCTGATTCCGCTGATTCGTTTACGTTGATTGTACCGAAGGTAAACTCTACGCCTTGGAATTCACCTTCGACAATTCTTACTGTGGCAACATCGTCTGGTTTTGAGTAATCGCTTTTGTCGATAAACTCATAGTTTTTATTCGGCTGACTCATCGACTAGTTCCTCATCTTCAATGGTTGCCACACCCTCTTGACCATACATGAATTCTTTCTTACATGCTTCATCGATCAAATCCAAGAGGTCTTTAGTCCAATACTTTTCAGGGTCTTCGTTGATTGACTTACCGAAGACTTTTGTTCCGTCTGGCAGTTCATATCGTGTAGAGACTTTCTTGATGATGTTGTATTTTTCTGCGATATCAAGGAGTCCGTAGTGCCTATCCAATCCTTTGTCATAGGTGATTCTGACTTCCACATCTTTATTTTCCTTAGTCAAACGACTCTTATAAAGTCTAGCCCTAACGATGTTACCAACAACTTCAGTGCCGTCTTTGTCTTTCTTCTTAGACAGATAGACGATTGTGGAAGCGGTGTACTTTAGACCTGACCCACCTGACATTTCTTTAGTGGGAATGTATGCACCAACAACATCGTAAACGTGATTTGTTACGATAAGAGGAACATTGATCTTTGCTAGTTTAAGGTTTAGAACACGAAAGGTTGCTTTGAGTGTAGCACTCTTTGTCATGTCTTTTGTTTCTTTGCCTTCTGCGGTGTCTTCCATTTCTTTCGTAGAAGACAACTGACCCATAGAATCAAGCACCATCATCATAGGCTTACGTTTTGCTTCAGCCTGTGCTGAGTACTTGTCAATGATCTGCAATGCAGTATGACGAAACTTTTGAATCGTATCTGGTTCTGAGATAACGACACGCTTGGTATCAATGCCTCTTTGTTCCATCATCGATTTTGTAACTGCGGCTTCAGTATCGAAGTAGATCACACCACCTTCAGGATGATCATCTAGAAACTGCTTGACAACGCCAAGAACAAAAAACGTTTTACCTGTAGCAGATTCACCAGCGAATGCAGTTACCTTATTATTAGGTACACCACCGAAAATACTGCCAGATAAAAGAGCATTAAGAGCATACGAACCAGTATCAATGCACCCGCTATACTCAGCGGAGGCTGTACCGTCTGCCAAAATTTTTGTATCTTCATCTTTTAATTGCTCAACTAAATCTGTAAAAAAATTACCCATAATTTACCTCACTTTTTTATAACGAATCTTGATCCCTATGATAAAGCCTTGTTGCATTCATTATCTCATCTTTATTCATAGGAATAGGTTCAACCGAAGTCATGTTGATTTTTGACTCAACAATTTTTTCTTCTTTCTCTTCTTCTTTTTCTTCTGGCTTTCGCATTAGCAAATTCAGATTGTAGTTACCTGCAATTACCATAAGAACTGCTAGTGGGTCGAACACTAGCACTAACAATATTATAACAAATCTTACAGCAGAATCCAAGTGATTCTTGGCATCTTCACCATAAATCAATTCTGCGATATATTTTAACGGGCCGACCTCGGCTTCCACTTTGCGTACTTCCGTGCGAAGAGGGGATGATTCCTCACGAAGAGAAGCAATAAGTTTTTGGTTGGCTTCAATCTCTTTGGCCAGAGTATTCCTATCACGCTGTTGAGCATTACGAATAGCCATGGACCTTGCGGCGCCTTGTTCCGTTGTGCTTCTTGCCAAGACTTGTTCAACCGCTTCATCCAACTGTTTAAGTTGACGGCGGAAAGAATTAATGTTTTCCTCGGCCACTTTAATTTTGTCATCATAAATTGCTACCTTAGCAAGAGTCTCTGTTGTACCAGAGGTTTGATCGATATGTGCTTTAGAAAGATATCCGAAGATACCTAATGAGGTAATTAACATCAACACCACAACCGCTGTGGTGAAATAGTACTTCAGTGCTTTTGGTGCATCTGTCCAATTTCTATAGAGCCAACTTACAGTTACCAACTTAGCAACTTCAAGTGAAGCACCCATGATTGCAACTGGTATAGCCGCTGCCGCAAAAATAGCAATCAAGCCCACTATAGAATAGTAGGCGGCAATTGCTGATAATGCAAATGCTGTTAGAAAAAGTAGAACGACAAAAAACATTAGGTGCCTCTAGTGAGTGCCAGTATCTTATCTATCTGTTCTTGAATCTTCTCTTTACGATTCGGCCAGTAGATATATTCTTTGTCGGTGTTCTTCATCAGATTTACCAGCAAAGGCATGATGAGTTTTTCGACTTCAGTTAATCTAGACTTGACTGTTTCTTCCAACTGCACACGCTTAGAATCTAG